ATGGCAGTTGGATTCTTCCTGAAAAACCCGCAGGCGGCAAAATCCGCCATCGTTGCCATCGTACGATACAATGGCGCGATATACAAGCGTGCCGTCGGCGTAAGCTGCCTGACGAAGTATTGGAACAAGAAGACTCACTCCGTACGGCGTGCCGGGGATTATGCAACCGAGGCCGCAACCATAAACGCGAGGTTGAGATCGATGTATGATGCCTGTGCCGCCGTCTGCATGGACATGACGCAGAAGTTCGAGATGATGACGCCGGCGGCGTATTGGGCCGCCGTAGACAGTCGTCTCGATCGGCGCGATACGGTGGCAATATACGTGTCCGATTATATAGATATATATATAGGTCGTGTGGGCGGAAGTCTTTCGCACGGGGCCGTCAGGTCGTATGAGCTGCTGCGGAACAATCTCAAAAAGTATGAGGAGCATATACGGCGGCGGCTTCGGTTCGAGGACATCGACCTGAACTTTTACCACGGCTGGCGTGAATATTTTGTCCGAAACAGATTGAGCATGTCATATTTCGGCCTTATGGTGAAGGTGCTGAAGGTGGTCTACCGCGCGGCGCGTGAAGTCGACGGCCTGCACAACTGTCACGGTACGGAGGTTCGAGGCTTCAGCGCCGACAGGCCGAACCCGAAGAGCATATACCTGACTCAGGAGGAGCTGGGACGTATGGCTGCCGTCGAGATCACGGAGGAGGCCGTGCGGGCGCTCGATCCCGAGTATGCGTCGCTGAGCGATGTGCGTATCAAGAATCTTGTGGCCGACATGGAGGTTGTGCGCAACAAATTCATGATAGGAGCGTACACGGGGATGCGTATATCCGATTATAACCAGCTGCGCGATAACAATATCGACGATCGGTTCATACGGGTGACGACGCAGAAGACCGGCGCAAGCGTTGTGATACCTATCCATCCGTGTGTGCGTGCGATACTCGACTCGGGGTTCGACGTGTCGCAGCATGTGCCGGACATACGGTTCAACGCCTGTATCAAGATCGTGGCGCGGCTGGCGGGCATTACGGATCTGGTCGAGGGCTCGAAGATGGTGGGGCAGCGTGTCGAACGTGGCTTTTATCCGAAGTACGAGCTTGTGACGTCACACACGGCGCGCCGCTCGGCCGCAACGAACATGTACAAGGCGGGCATCCCGACAATCTCGATTATGCGCATCACGGGCCACACGACCGAAGCCTCGTTCCTGCGCTACATCCGCATCTCGCAGGAGGAGAACGCTGAACTGATGGCGAAGAGCGCGTTTTTCAGGTGACTATTCGAGTGACTCAACCCATTCGTTGATGAGCTGCTGTCTACTTTTTCCGGCGCGTTCTGCGGCGCGCTGAAGTATCTCTGCGCCCCGATCCGATAGTCTGACGGTTATGGGGACAGTCCATTTTCTGTTACTTTTTGGTTTCCGACCGGCTCCGACACGTGCGCCGCCTCGTCCATGCTTCTGTCCCTCTGCCATATATCCTATCTACTGTTTCGTTATTTTTTGTAATAAAGACACTGATTCGCGTGCGTCCCGCAATGCGTTTACGAATCTGTCGGTCGCGGCCGCACCGTTCATGTCTTCGAGATGTGGCCGTTGAGCCTCGGCCATCCGAATGACATCCTCGACTGCTGCGATCTGTTCGTCATACGGTAACGAGCTTCGCTTTACGAAGTTCTCCTCTCCGTGAAGATACGCTTTCATAGCCTTCTTCATCAGCGGCGGCAACCTGTTGATGTGCGCTACGTGTTCATTAGTCATTCGAACGATTTCAAGTACGACAAGCGATTCTCCGACAGTCGCCGCGAGATATTTGTACGGGGTCGGTTCCGCCTCCATCTTTGCCGAGATTTCGCTTCTCCGAGACTTAGCAATTTTATATACTCGAGCGATGAATCCGACCTCCTTGTCGGTGCAGACGACGAAGTCGTCGGTGAAGCGCGACGCCTCTGAACGGCGACTTCTGTCTATTATAAATGCAGGATAGTCCTTTGGCATTGTCAGCAATCTTTATTTAATAGATGATTATACTCGAGTTCTTCATCCTCTGTAAGTGGGATGATCTCCCGTTTCCCGCGCAGCATATTCAGCCGTTCGTCCTCCGCCGTAGCTACCGTACTGGCTCTTTGAGATTCGGAATACTTCTCGTTGAATAATCTCGCGATCTCGATTTTGAAAGCCTTAATACCCTCATTTGCTCGAATTCGCTGAGCGGTCTGAACATCCCTCGAGGTCATTGTACGACATATCGTTCTTCCATCGTTCAGATGAATGAATATACGGCCGCTCTCCTGATATTCGTTAACGGTCTTGATGTCCTCTGCGCTCACATCGTTGCCTCTCGAGCTATTGTCATCGTCTGCCTCACGAAGAGAGTCAACCGCCTCTACTGATATCTTAATGGCTGCGAAAGCGATACACCAGCGCTGTTTGTCAGAGAGAATTATCACCTTGCCGTTTCGCATCGACTCTCTAACGCGGTTGCAGATGTCGATAACGAAGCCTTCACCCTTTTTCGCAACGAGTTCAAAGATGATGTCGGCTTCGTCCGAATATTCAAACGAGTTTTTCGATACGAAATCGCCACAGATTAGGTTGAAGATGTTGAGGGCTTTGCCCGATTCGATGGCGTTCTTAACGCGATCGTAGCTGTTGATGTAGTTTGTCATAATATCCGCTTAAGGCCCGTCGGCCGTTTAATTAATTTCGATATGCAAATATACACACGAAATTTTGAATACGCAAACATTTTCAAAAAAATATTCGCTTTGTAACGGTTTCGTTCCACTTTCCATACAAAAATCTTGTGACAATTCTTGACACAGCTAGAAATAGCAGGTATAAAAAGTGTGTGAATCGGTGTTGTAGGTGTCTGTAAGGCCGAAAATAGGCTGAAAAATTGCCGGTATAATTGCCGGTATTCTTAAATATACCCGACCGCCCGAAAAAACGTATCTTTGTAAATTTACCCTTCTGAAATCAGAATCGTTTTTCCTGTGGCGAAAATCAGGATCGTTTTTTTGTGCCTGAAAATCAAAGTTGTTTTTTGCAGTAAAAATCAGAATCGTTTTTATCTGTGAAAAATTGAAAGCGTTTTTTCTGTGGCTAAAAATCAAAAGCGTTTTTCCTGCAAGAAAATTGAAATCGTTTTTCTGCCTGAAAATCAGAATCGTTTTTTTATGAGGCAAAAATTAAAACCGTTTTTTTGAAAAAAGAAACGGCCCCGTTGCCATCGTCATGAATGACAGGGACTGCGGCAATAGTGAAACAAAGAAAAGAGGCGACAACGCCCCAGCAGCCAAGAAAAACCGCCGCCGCGGTACAAGATGCACACGCGACGGCAGAAACAATGGGGGACTACAAAAGCAATGAAAATTTGTTGTTACAACAAGTTGAGGCGCAAATTCTTCCCAACTGCTGGCAACGGGAATGTTGTGAGCAATTGGGAAGGACTTGCGAATCTGGGCAAATGCAGCTGCACATGTACATAAAACCGCCTGCAAATGTACACATCGGCCTGCAAATGTTCATGAACACGCCCCCAAATGTACAAATGCCCTGCAAATGTCTGCAAATGTCTGCAAATGTCCGAACCCCTGCAAATGCTCCTGCAAATGTTCGCAAATATGCAAATGTTTGCAAATTCGGGCGAATGCCCGCACCCCTGCAAATGTCTGCAAATATCCGTGCAAATGTGGACGCTATGCACTGCGTTTCCGCGTGTGTTATTGCTGACTTGCACCACGTTTAGCGCATCACCTCGCGCGCCGCACGAAGTGAGGATACACGCCGCCCGCCTTATATATAGGTGCGCAAAAAAAATGCGCTCAAACGAAAAAAAACATCAAAAAAATTTGCGGATTAAAAAAGTTTGACTACTTTTGTAGTGCTTCACAATACGAAAAGGTGCGACGATGCACCGAACCCGGTGCAATTTTTTTGCACATACTACGCGATACATGCGGCGTTTTACCCCCGTGCCCCTCCCGTAATAGGTCGGGCGCACCTTTTCGAAGTTGTGAAGCAGCGGGAAAGGAAACGCCGCATTTCTGTTTCCAAAAAAAATGCTTCACAACTATGAAAAACAGTTCAACCAACCAGCAGCGCGGCACGTTTGCCGAGGTTCTCGAATCAATCACCACCAGTAAAATAATGTCGCCCGCCGAGAAGGTCGCCCGCGTTCACGACCTTGCCGAGCAACTGCGCCAATACATCGACGGCCAGCCGACCCGCTCGGCATGGTCTCGCGGCGTGAAATACTATGCCGGTTATCTGCTCGACAATTTCAAAGAATATGCCGAGTATGACACGAACAACGGCCAGCGCGTCGAACTTACGGAGGCCGTTCTACTCAATGGCGCGGCCGACTGGTCGCAGTACAGCTATGGCGGGTGTGCACTTATATACGACGGCGAGATCGCCGAAACGGTCAGCACGCCGTCGGAATTGCGTCGCAAGCGTGGCGGCGAACTGCAGCCAAACAGCCGGGAAACATGGTTGGACGTTCAGGCGCGCGCCCTTGCGCAAGCATGGCGGCGCATTCGTGCCGCAATGCGATGGGCGCCGATCCGTCGGCACGCTGTGACGTTCGGCGTGTTTGCCGTTAGCGGGAACGGCCATACCCTAACGAAGTTTGAAACCAGCGACAAGGACGCAGCGTGCGCGCGCTTTGCTGAAGAAGCCGCCAAGGCTGGCGGCGACGCCGAGGCCGTCGACGTTGAAGGATGGGCGGACGGTTGCCCCGACTGGCGCACCGTCTACCGTTACGAACTTCTGCGGTTTATGATCGACGAGGAGGGCGACGTGTCAGGCATGGACACTCTGGCGGTATCTCTATATTACCCAATTCTGTAAGCCATGAATTTCGCAACGATATACGCCGAGCTACTGCAGGCGGGGCGCGTCAACGTGGCGCGCGATATGTGGCCAAGGCTGGCCGACTTCGTGAGATATTGCCGCGCGCGCGGTGTCGAGCTGCGCGGCGGCTTTGAAGAAGGGAACGAGATTATAATATTTCTAAAATAATACAAGATGAACGCAAATAATAAAAGACTTCGCCGCATAGAAGCCGCGCGCGAATTACATAGAATATATAACAGGTATGAAGTTCGCCCGGTTAAATTAATAACGATATATCGGCGCGTGTGGTTTGATGGCATTAACTGGAGATTATACGGGTACGCACATAATTATATAGTATAGAAGAGGCCCGCCGCGTGCGGGCTTTTTTTGTTGCCTATCCCCGCCCGCCTGATGGTCGGCGGGGTTCGTCGTGTCATGGCCTCGCCGGTCGCGTCGCCTCGTGCAGCTGGTCGCCCTGTATTGCCATAGCCGGGGCGGCGTGGTACCGTGTGCGCTGGCTGCTGGTCATTGCCCCGCCCGCCTGATGGTCGGCGGGGTTCGTCGTGTCATGGCCTCGCTGGTCGCGTCGCCTCGTGCAGCTGGTCGCGCTGCCACCCGCCGCGACGGCGTGCGGTGGGTGACGGGCGGCGCCAGAGGGGCGGCGGGGTCCCTCCGTTGGGGGGGGGTATGGGGTAAAATTTTATTGTTTTTTTCGCTGCAAACCTCGCCCCAGCCTATCTTTACACGCACGGCACTTTTTTCAAAAAAGCCAAAATGGGGCGGCCCGTAATTGTTAAAATCCTTCATGTATGTCACCGCTCGAGGTGGCGAGGGTGGCCATAATTAGGTCATATTGTCTCTGTAGTGTACTCTTGAATTGAGGCGTTGGGTATTCTTTATCAACGTATCCCTTACCCTGATATACACCTTCTAACTCGGCCCTGATTTTTGTTATCCCGTTTTCGGAGATAGCTTTTATTTGCTCCGGCGTAATTTCTGCCATCATTACCGTCGTATGTGCTATTGTCCCGTTGAAATCTATGGTATCATTCTGTGCGCCGACTATGTTTTCCAGCTCTATTACTTCGCCGTCGGATAATTTGATTAGTGTGGTTCCACCGTCGAGGATTTGTAACGGCGAGTCGTTGAGGATCCTAACATACAGGAAGGTTGTCATATCTCCTTCCATTATTGGCGCTATCACGGAAACGGCGAGCCCTATCACCGGCAGCTTATCTATAACCAAATGACTCTTCGTGGTGATTGTCTGAGTACTGTTTACCCGATCGACCTTGTCGTATATGATCTGTTCATTTTGCGACATCGCCGCGTTCGTCCCGATCACACACAACGCTATCAGAAGCGTCACGCTTTTCCATATCCATCCTTTCATATCGCTCGTTTATCGGTTTACAGCTGTCGGCGGCAAATCTTGCCTTTGATCAGGAATATCTTCAGCACGTTCTCGCGGGCGACGATCGTGTCGCCGTTGTAACGCGGGTTGCTCGCGCGCAGGATGAAGTTGCGACGATCGTCCGACAGATAGACGTTCTTGATCGTGCGCAGGTTGTCGCACGCGGCGTTGGTGATGATGAGGTATGGCTCGCCCCACAGCATCGAATCGACGTTGTGGATCTCGCGCACCATCACCACGTCGCCCGCATAGAAGTCCGGCTCCATGCTGTCGCCATAGACGGGGAATGCCGCGTCGCAGTCGTTCAGCGGTGCGTAGTTGATGCGGAACTGCGGTTCCTCGCGCACGTCAGCAAACGATTCGGTGATGCTGCACGTTACGTCGATGTCGTAGAAGGGTACGCCCGTTCCGTCGGCAGGCTCTTTTAACGAGACAGAGTCGCTTTTAAGCATCTCACCTTCGCCGGTAAGCAGCCATTCGGGATTTACGTTGAATGCATCGCATATTTCGCGCGCCACACCCTTGCCTACGCTGTATCCATTACGAACATAATTGCAGGTTGTATTAGGGCTTTTTTCGAGCTTTGCGGCAAAAACATTGTTTTTATCTTCACAAAATCTACGTCTTATTTCTCTTATCCTTTTGTTTATACACATAACTTATGTATTTTTGTACTGGCTATATTATAGTTTTATGAACAACAATCTCAAGGAATATATAGGTGTAATTATTGACTTATTGAATCCTTTTTCAAGGTGGGATGCAAATAAGGTTGCTGTGTACTTGACATTAATTAGCATATCCATAAGTATTATACGAACATTAGGATAACTTGTATAATCATCCCTATAATGGATATTGCAATAGCAATATTAGATTTTCGATTAGCTTTCTTGGCATACTTGTCCCGCGCTATATTGCGTGTTCCTTTAATGTTATTGACGTAAAACGCACCTCTAAAAAAGGTGCGTTTATTCTCATATAATCATCTCTTTTTATATGTACTCAATATCACCTAGCACATATCTAACTTGGTCTTCTGTCATTTTATTTGTTTCCCATTCTGCATTTTGTGTTCCTTTGCGCCATCTTGACAATTGCTCTATATATGTATCCATCATCTTTGTGTGACTATTGGCGTCTTCTATGCGAACTTGGGAATATTTCCCCAAGCGATTTACCATAAAGTCTATGTAGTGTACATAAACGCCTTCGGCTTCATCGTTTCCGTCAAAACCTTTGAATGCCGTGTATGATTTTGAAATACTTTTAACGTCTTTTGTTGATGCTTGTATTTCACGATACATATTTAATATTTCGCATATTAATTTATGTTCATTCTCCATCACTAACCCTGACGTAATATCGGCACCTTCGGGGTAAAATTGCGTGTATCCCTGCTCAAGCGCCTCTTTGTATGCAACATAAAAACCATTTTCAGGACATAATTTGCATAAGATATCGTATTGATTTATAAGCAGTAGATTTGTGGTGGATATTTTATATTTCATTCTGTTATTTATTTAAGATTTCTAAATCATTTTCGCCGAATACAAGTTTCAGAACTTGTTCTCGTTTGTCGCGTTTTAATTTAATTTGTAGGATAGCCTCTAATGGCTCTGTCATTTCTTCTTGATCCGAATTTTTTATCGGAGCCCATTTATTAGGATATGTTATAATGTCGATAACGCTGCAGCCGAAGATCTCTGCAATTTTCTCTAAATTATTGTAAGTCAGCTTTCGTGCATCTCTTTCCCAGTTGGAGTATGCACCTTGAGACATTTCTAATTTTTGGGCCATGTACTCTTGCCCATAGCCCTTTTTTAGCCTTATGGCTCTGATGTTTTCGTGGATATTCGACATATTACAAATATAACCCCTTGTAATAGAATTTGTTATAATTATTCGTGATATAATATTTCAATTTGTTTTGATATTTATTTCAAAATGATATATATTTGCAATACCAAACAACAATCAATCATGAAGAGAGGAATCCGCATACGGTTAATGCTACGGCCAAGGTTGCGAATGATACGAATGAGAATATCACGCTGGCTTGCAGTATCCGATTCGAGGTTTGTACTGATAGATCAAAGGCCACCCATCTATTACAGATTGGTTGTTCCAATAGTTTCCTTATTGTGTCAACCCGCTTCTTGCGAATATACAAGAGAGCTCCGAGAGCGATTGCGCAGGAGAGGATGTGCGATGAGTTTGCAATTAACGCAACTCTCCGAAAAACCCGAATGCACTGATTGCCTGTGTCGGCGGGCTGTTGAGCAAATGAGAGCGCAAGAATTGCGGATGACGCAACAAGTAGAGCCGACACGATGCGGTAACGCCAGTCGTCAAGAGAGGCCTGTTCGGTCTCCAGTTTCTGAAAGTTGAGAAATTCGGAATCATCCATAAGACAAAGATAACACGCAGATAAATAATAAACAACAAACACAAGCAAAATGGAAGAGATAAAAACAGGATTAAGAGCACGTTTGCGAGCGATGAATGTGGGTGATACTCTGGAGATCTCGCGTGAGGAGTGGAAGCCTACAAGCGTGCGGTCGTCGGCCTACAACATAGCGGCTGATTTCGGGTTCAAGTTCGAGGTACGTTTCAAGAATTACGGTACCGCGGTAACACGCATAGCCTGATGCCTATGCCGTTGACCGACTACATATCACCGAAGGTATTGGCGGAGGAGGGATATATCCACCGCACCGACAAGGAAGCCCTGTTCGAGAACATCGGGGCCGAGTACCTGCACTCGCGGGGCTGGGTCGATATGACATCCTTACGCGACGTGCCGATAAGTATCCGCAAGGCGGCGCAGATTGCCGGTTGTGCTGCTTCGACATTGGCAGGGTATGTCTCGCTGGGGTATATGCCCGTCGATGAGAACGGACACGTCTCGCTGCTCGATGCGCTGACCTTCGATGCGAAGGCCGCCAAGCGGCGGTTACGGGCCTCCAAGATCCGCTATGTGAACCGTCGCGTTCACCGCAAGGGCAAGAGCCGCCGCAGGGAGGGCGGAGAGTAGGGTGTCGCAAGATGCGGCACCGCGATGCAAATGATAACGTCAAACAGGAGAGCTATGGAGTTCACGGCCGTCATATCGCCCGAGCAGCTTGCCGAGGCGGGTTATGTCCATACCGACCAGATCACGGATGAGTATCTGGCCGAGCGGGGATACTTCGCCCTGCAGCGGCTGCGCAACGAGCGTCTGTCGCTGCACAAGGCGGCGCGCCTGCTGGGCATAAGCGACCAGACGCTGAAGAGCTACGCCTCGGAGGGCCTGATCGCGGCCGATGCGGATCTGCACTTCTATCTCCATGACGTGATACGCTTTGACTGCCGTGCGGCCAAACGCAGGATGCGCATGAAACGCACGGCAGTGCGCGGCAAGTTCTTCTTCTGATGGGACGGGAGCGGGTGCTGCGCGCCATAGCGCAGATCGAGCGGCAGAAACGCGCGGCGGGTATCGTGCCGTCGTATGCGACGATGCGGGAGCTGCACGCGCGGCTCTCGACGGCGGAGACGGCAGAGTGCGCCCTTATGGTGCGGCAGGGCATTTTGGAACAACACGAGAATATAAACGGCCCTATGTACGGCGTAGCCGCCGCGGCCGCAAAAGAGTAGATATATGGCAAAAAGATGTGTTACGAACCTCCGCAGGGCCTTCTACGCATGGCTGCATTCGCGGGATCGGATCAGCGAGCAGCTGGGAGACGGATACGGGAAGAACAAGTAGCGAAAACATACAAAAAAGCATCAATATGGATCTACGGATATTCAGAAATCAGGCCTTTGGCGAGGTGCGCGTGGCCGACATAGGCGGCAGGCCGATGTTTGCTGCAGGAGATATTGCCCGTGCGCTGGGTTACGCGAACCCGCGCGACGCCATAGCGAAGCATTGCAAGGGGGTCGCGAAATGCGACACCCCCACGGCAAGCGGTGTACAGGCCATATCGTACATCCCCGAATCGGATGTCTACCGACTGGTGATGCGGTCGAAGCTGCCGCAGGCGGAGCAGTTCCAAGACTGGGTGTGCGATGAGGTTCTTCCGGCGATACGCCGTCACGGCATATATGCCACCGAGGCTACGCTCGAGCGCATGATAGCCGATCCCGATACGGCCATCCGCCTGCTCGAGGGGCTCAAGAACGAACGGCGCCTGCGTGCGGAGGCGGAGGCCGCGTCTGCGGCGATGCTGCCCAAGGCGCGCTTTGCGGATGCTGTGGCCACATCGGCGCACTCGTGTCTCATAGGCGAGCTGGCGAAGATACTGCGGCAGAACGGGGTCGACATCGGTCAGAACCGCCTCTTCGAGTGGTTGCGCCGCAACGGCTACCTCTGCTCGCGGGGCGAGTATTACAACCAGCCGACGCAGCGGGCCGTCGAGATGGGGCTGCTCGAGGTGAAGAAGACCTCTATCACGAAGCCCGACGGTTCCGTCCTCGTCACGTCGACCACCAAGGTGACGGGCAAGGGACAGATATATTTCGTAAACAAGTTTCTCAACCTCCAACCGCTTAAAACCGCATGACCATGGAGAGACGAATAAAGGACGGCCTGTCGCTGGTACTGATATTCGCGGCGGCCATCGTAGGCGAGAGCCCGCTGTGGGCGGCGGGGTTTGTGGCGGCGGCAGGGGTGCTGCAGATCGACAAGATAGAGGCGTTGCTGCGGCGGTTGCTGCGACGTGAGCGTCCGATACGGCAGCGGTGACAGAGATACGGTGGAGCCTCGTTTTCCGTGTGATTTTTCTGGGTTAGTTCAAAGTTTAGTGCGGAGGCTCCACCCGCAACACAGGGCGCGGCGCCTGTAACGGCCGCATGACCATAATTCTCAATATTTCCCAAGGTTAGTAAAGCGTCCGCCGCCTGCCGTGAGGCCCGCGTGCGGAGTGACGGGGCGGGTTTTCAGCCATAGGTTTCAGGTTTTGTTTGGGTTTCCCGCCCCGATTTTTTGATAACAACGACACGATATGGATAAGAAAGAACCTATACAGACAACGATGTTCGACGTATCCACGATGCTTAAGGCACCGTCTTCACGGCGGCGCCATGAAGATTACGGTGCTTTTGTTAAAAAGTTCGAGCTAAAGAAGACAACAGACGATTGTTATACTCCTGCCGCTGTGTATGATGCCGTATTGGAGTGGGTCGCGGAAGTTGTCGACATATCAGGACGAGAGATCGTTCGCCCATTTTGGCCGGGTGGTGATTTTGAAAACTTCGACTATCCTGAAGGTTGCATCGTTATCGACAATCCTCCGTTTTCGATAATATCGAAAATTGCGAGATTCTATATGGCGCATGGCATTCGGTTCTTTCTTTTTGCACCGCATTTAACTTTATTCAGTGCTATCAACATAGAATGGACATGTATAGTTTGTGATTGCACGATTGAATATGAGAATAAGGCTAAGATTAATACGGGGTTTATTAGCAATCTATTTGGAGCATGTCGTATTATGACTGCTCCAGTATTGTGCCGTAAAATAAAAGAGGCTCAAGCTAAAATAAAAGAAGAACGAGCTAAATATCGAAATATTCCTAAATATGATTATCCTGCCAACGTTGTATCATCTGCCTTATTGGGGAAAATAGCAAGCCATGTCGAGTTCCGGGTAATGGCAGACGAATGTGTTCAGATAAAAAAATTAGACGCACAACAGGATAAGGCTATATACGGTGGTGCTTTTTTGCTGAACGAGGCCAAGGCAGCAGAGGTCAAGGCAGCAGAGGTCAAGCGTTCACAAAAAGCTATTGTATGGGAGCTGTCTGACCGCGAGAAAAAACTTATAAAGTCTTTGGGATAATGAAGATCAGCAAACGAAAATATGCCGCCCTTATGCGGGTTCTGCGCAACCTGCCCGCGCGGCTGTATGACGAGTGCCGCTACACGCCGCGCGAGCTCAACGCCGTGCGAGAGGCGCGGCTTCTGGAGCGCCGCCTTGCCGGCATGGCCGCCGACGAGGAGCTGAAGGTCTATGTTTCGGGGGCCATTACGGGCCTGCCGTCGCAGCAGGTAGAGGAGAAGTTCCGGCGTGCCGAACGGCGCCTGCGGCGCGGGGGCATGCGTCCCGTCTGCCCGCTGGACAACGGGCTCGAGGCCTCGGCCGAGTGGCGCTGCCACATGAGGCGCGATCTGGAGATGCTGGCCGCGTGCGATGCCATCTACATGCTCGACGACTGGCGGCAGTCGCGCGGCGCGCAGATCGAGCTGCGTATGGCGATGACGTGGCGGAAGATGATAATATTCGAGAAAACCGACAAAAGATAAAGATATGGCAAAGATCAGGAGTATCAAGATGGAGTTCTGGCTCGACGAGAAGATCGGGTCGCTGCCGCCCGAGGCGCGGCTGCTCTACATCGGCACATGGAGCCTCGCCGACGACAACGGCGTGCTGCGCGGCAATCCGGCATATATCCGCTCGCAGCTCTTCGCCTACGACGAGGAGGTGACGGCGGCCGATGTCCGCCGCTGGATCGAGCTGCTGACGGCGGAACGCATGCTCGTTCCCTTCACCCACCGTGGCGAACATTACCTTCTTGTCCGCCGTTTCCGCGACCACCAGAAGATCGATGCGCGCTACGCGACGGAGCTCATACCCTTTGCGGAGGTCGAGGCGGCCATCGCAGAGGCCGAGACAGCTAACACATTGACGGACAACGCCCCGCGTGAAACACGCGTGAACCACACGTGTACCCCGCGTGAACCACATGTGGAACACGCGTTAGGAGTAGGAGTAGGAGTTATAGAGGGAGTAGGAGTAGATACACACACACTGGTATGTACAGAGAAAGGGGGTGTGGGGGAAAACACGGCGACGGCCTCGGGCGAAAGTTCTGTCTCGGGGGATGCCGTTCCCGCGGATGCCGTTCCTGCGGATGACGCGGAGGATGACGACGAGGATTGGTACGGCGTTGTTGAGGTGTCGCCGGCGCAGGCGGCAGAGGGTGATGCCCTCAATGCCGCAGGGGATACGCCGCTGTTCGTCTGCCGTGCAGAGGAGATACGCCGCCTGATCGGCGAGCGCTATCCTCGGATTGCCTCAATGCAGGAGCCGTTGCGCGACGACCAGCTGCTGTGGATTGCCCGCCGCTATGCGATGGAGGATGTGCGGCGCATACTCTCCGACATGGACGACAAGCGTGTCTATGACCCGCATTCGCGGAGCTACCGCACCAAGACCTTCAACGCCTTCATGGCCTTTGCCGACTGCGACCGCATGGTCGGGGGCGTGGGCAGACGTGTGGACGGTGCGGGCGGGATGGCGCCGTCGCGCCCCTCGAAACGGCTCTACACCTACGAGGAGATGTGCGACGAGATCCCCTCGCGGGCCAGACAGGAGGACTTCACGATGGTGGAGGTGGGTGGCCGCAAACTGTGGCAGAAACGGGTGGTGGTGTGAAACGGCAAAGAACGCGAATATGACAGTCAGGGAACTATACAACTGGTGCAAGGCTCAGCGCGACAAGGATGCCGAGGTCTATGTGTGCAAGAATTGGGAGCAGATCGACGAGGAGGGGAATCTGACAGACCTCTACCGAGTCAAGGATGTGGTTATGCAACGCAGGGTGATTGATGTGGGGCTTGATTTCGAGGAGGAGTGCGAAGCCATACTGGACGTGGACGAGAACCGTGCCGTTGCCGGTAATAACGACTGGTGATATGGGACGACCAAAGGGTAACGGACTTGTCGAACTCATCGACGACAATGCGGATCGTGGGCGCGGGTTCTTCTGTATGGATCTCGTGATGCACATGTGGAAGGACGAGGCGGTCAAGGGCTGGAACGAGTGGCATGACAGGTTTGTACGGGCAGAAGCCGGAGAATGCCCCTACCGCGACCGTTGCAAGCGATACAGCCGGACGATGGAGAGCCGTGACCGACGGCCCGTACAGTTGAATTTGTTTTGAAAGAATACGGATATGCAAAAGATAATGTTCAATGACCGATACGGCTTGACGCAGGCGGTGCTGGAGGGACGCAAGACGATGACGAGACGGATAATCAAAGCCCCGAAGAGGATCAACGGGTATGACACCTATGGATTTATCGTTTGTCAAGACATTGCGACGCATGAGGTCACGGGTATTTACGCAAGAGGTTATGACGGAGGCACAATAGACGATATTGAGATTCTTCCGAAATATGAAATTGGTGAGGTGGTGGCTGTGGCACAGGATTATAGCCATTGCGGAGGAGTTATGTCGAACGGAGTTTCTCGATGGGAGTATATATCAAAAGTTGCAGGAAGGTCATCGGCAGGATGGCGCAATAAGATGTTCGTTATAGCAGACCTTATGCCTCACCAAATAAGAATTACGGGCATTCGCGTTGAGCGGCTACAAGATATAAGCGACGAGGATTGCCTGCGCGAGGGCGTGCGATACATTCCCGAGATTGACCGCTATTATTTCGAGCGTACGGCCCGCGAAGAAGGGTTTTATTTCACCTCTCCTCGCGCCGCCTTTGCCGAGCTGATCGACCGTGTCTCTGGCCGCGGCACATGGGATCGAAACCCCTACGTCGTGGCATACGAATTTAAGTTGTTGAGGTAAACCAATATAATATGCAGAAGTTTGATCCACAGGCCGCGATGAGTGGTGCAAAAGTATGCACGAGGGACGGGAGATACGCTCGAATTTTGTGCTTTGATTTGAGAAATCCAGATTATCCTATTGCTGCGGCGATAGTTAAAGACGATGGTGTTGAGTATTGCGGTAGCTATACAATTTATGGGTCTGTAAACGCTTGTAATATTTACGACGAGAATCCTTGCGACCTCATGATGGCCGATGACGATTATCTCGAAAAGTTGGAGAGGGGCAGGTATGGAGCAATAACGGCCGCAGACCCGTGGGATGAATTTAGACGCGAGGCCGCTCTGGAGATGTTGCGGCAACGTGGCGGAGTCGTAGGTGATGTTGTCTCAAGTATCATTGAAGATGTGAATCGCCTTGCGGAGGGGCTTAAAAATGAGAAGAAATAAAACCGGAAAAAACGTATGGGAGCATTTATAGCAAGACAGCCGAACGGACTTTTGTGCCGATTCAGTACCGTAGTAGATTGTGTTACTCATTACAACATGACGGAGGAGGACTACATCGAGCTTCGAGCAGAGCAGGCGAGAAGTGATGCTCGATATGAGTTGGAGCATTGTGTCAAGCCATTTGAGTTAGTAAAGGAGATGACTTTGTTGCCGTATGTGGGCGAGGATGGCGATATTGTACCTACGAACATGACGGAGGAGGAGTGGAACAAGATACGGAAGGAGATGGGCGATGAGTAGTATTACACTCCCACAGGCCAAATTGATGAAGCGCACGGCGTGGATGAACATGCAGATCGAGGAGCGGCGGCGCCGCGGCGAGATGCCGGAGCCCGAGGCCGTGACCGAGGCGTGTGCGGCGAAGGCTCGCCGGGGACTGGAGTATGTGGCCTGTCTGAACAGCGTGGCCATAGACCTCGAGATGGAGCTGACGGAGGCGGGCCTGTTCCGTCACGCCGCGAAGCGCACGGTGCGCGAGATACAGCAGATAGCGGCGCAGGTACACCAGCAGGCATGGACGATGCTCAACGACTACAAACGGGGTGTGGGCCGCATCTACGATGCCCGCATGGAGAGTGTTGAGGCGGCCATCAACGGGGCCATCCTGCTGCAGGCACCCGAGCGGGCCTACAACATCGTGGCGGCGCTGGTGCGGCTTGTATCGAAGATAAATGCAGAACTGCGGCCGTATAACTGGCACTTCTTCTACGCCCGTGAGCTGGCGGCCATCGGCCCGAAGCTCGCGCGGCTCGGCATTGTGGACTACGGCGTGGACTGCATAATCGAACGGGCCTATGCGTCATGTTGAGTCGACCACGCAGCAGGCGTTCATACGGTGGTTCCGCCTTGCCTATGCCCGCTATGCGCTGGTGGCGATTGCGGTACCGAACGGCGGCGCGCGGTCAAGGGTTGAGGCGGCGATCATGCAGGGCGAGGGCGTGACGGCGGGTGTTGCCGACGTTCTGGTGCTGGTGCCGCGTGGCGGTTACGGTGCGCTCGGGCTGGAGTTCAAGACCACGGCCCGCAGCTCGCGGCAGAGCCCCTCGCAAAAGGCATGGCAACAGGCATTCGAGGCGGCAGGCAACCGATACCACGTCGTGCGGACGATAGATGAAGCCATCGAAGTAACGAACGATTATATGCAAAACAACGATAAAAATGAGCGAAAAACGCTACATAAACGTCATGAGCAAGATCTCGCCGACGGCGGCCGAGCGGCACGGCGGGCAGTCGCCGCAGCGCAATCCGAGAACTAAGATCATGGTTTCGGTGCGTCTGACGCCGTATCTCTATCAGGAGACGGCGCGCATAGCCAGCGAGCGGGGCTGTTCGCTCTCGCTGGCGGTACGGGCGTTGTTGCAGTATGCCATAGAATGCGAGGCCGATGCCGACAAGGGATAAGCCATACGATGCCCGTGTGGCGTCGACGCTGGCCGCGCATCATGACGAGCTGCGGTGCCGCTGCCGCCGTCACTTCCGCCGCGGTGTCCTCCAGTTCGAGGACATCATGCAGGAGACCATGCTCTTTGTCATGTGCGACAGCCGCGCGGCCATGATCACGGGGACGGCGGCCCTGCTCGACTATTTTGTGTACAAGTTCAAGATGATAATGTTTCAGACGATGAAGCGCAACCGAAAGATGATGACTTATGCCGACAATCAAAAAACTGCCCAAACGGAGCCGGACGACTGACACGTTCAAGTCGAAGGCCCGCCACAGGTTCTATGCGCAGCGGCGCTGGGCGCGTCTGCGTGCCGAGAAGCTGCGGCAGCAGCCGCTGTGTGAGATGTGCCTTTCGCGCGGGCGTGTCACGCCGGCCGAGGACGTGCACCACAAAATATCCTTCATGAGCTCCGACGATGCCTGCGTGCAGCACCACCTGTTCTACGATTTCGACAATCTGATGTCGCTATGTAAGGAGTGCCACGGCGCGATCCACGCGGGTGTAATACATCCTCAGTCTTAAATAGAGAAGATGAAAAAAGTGAAGTTTGCGCCGCCCGACTGTATCAAGAACGAGGTGGCGCGGAAGTTTATCAGGGATGTGGTGAAGTACCTGAACGACCAGAATGCCATAGGCCCGAAGGACATACCGAACCTCCACCGTATGGCCACGTCGTTCGACATGTACCTGTCGGCGCGGGCATGGCTGTCGGAGCATTCGCCCGTCATGACCAACGCGAAGGGCGAGCCGGTGAAGCATCCGTATGTGAACATCGAGCGCGAGGCGTGGAACCAGTTCGCCGCTACGGCCGACAAATACGGCCTGACGCTTAAGAGCCGTGCGCAGATCGACTCCCACAGCCCGAAGGAGAAGCAGGAGGAGACTCCGTTGGATCGATATTTTGGCGAGAAATGCAAAGATAAATAGGGACTATTACAGGTACGCGCGGGAGGTGATCGACGGGACGATCGTTGCGGGCGAGTATGTCAGACTCGCCTGCGAGCGTTTTTTTGCCTTCATGCAGGATGACCGCTACGAGTTCCGTGAGGATAAGGTCGACGACGTGCTGACCTTCGTGTCGATGCTGCGGCACAGCACGGGCCGCCATGCTGGCCGTCCCTTTGTGCCCGAGCCGTGGCAGATGTTCGCCCTTGCGGGAATATACGGCTTCTACTACCGCGGCTCGAACGAACGTCTCACCAAGTCGGTCTACCTCGAGATGGCGCGCAAACAGGGAAAGACGGCCTTTGCGGCGGCGCTCTGCCTCTATGCCCTGATCGGCGAGGGCGAGATGAACGCCGAGGTCGATCTGGCGGCCAACAGCAAGGATCAGGCGAAGATCGGCTTCGAGATGTGTTCCAACTTCTCGCGCAGCATCGACCCCGCGGGCAAGTATCTGCGGGCGTACCGCGACCGTGTGCTCTTCGACAAGACGCTGTCGAAGTTGAGGGTTATGGCTGCCGACGATAGCAAGCTCGACGGCTTCAACGCCTCGCTGTGGCTGCTGGACGAGTACCATGCCGCCCGCAACAGCAAACTGAAGGACGTGCTGCAGTCGTCGCAGGGTATGCGCGACAATCCGCTGGGCGTGATCATAACGACGGCGGGCTTCGACAAGCTGGGCCCCTGCTACCAGTACCGCACCACCTGCACCGAGGTGTTGCGCGGTCTCAAACGCGACGACTCGCTCTTCTCGCTCATATATACGCTGGACGAGGGCGACGACTGGCGCGACGAGAAGGTGTGGGTGAAGAGCAACCCCAATCTGGGTGTCACGGTGAAGGCGTCGTATCTGCGGGGCGAGGTGCGCAAGGCGATTAACTCGCCCTCGGAGGAGGTCGGCGTCAAGACCAAGAACATCAATCTGTGGTGCGATACCGATACGACGTGGATCCCCGAGCATTACATCCTCTCGTCGAGTGCCGACCTGCGTCTTGAGGATTTCGCCGGCAGGGAGGCCTTTGCGGGCATTGACCTCTCCTCGACGAGCGACCTTACGTCGATGGCCGTCTGCATCCCGACCGCCGAGCGGACATATTTCTTCGTCCGGTATTACCTGCCGGAGGCGGCCCTTACCGAGAAACGCTTCCGCGACCTGTACGGCGAGTGGCGGCGGGCGGGGCTGCTGACCGTCACGCCCGGCAATGTCACCGACTACGACTATGTGCTCAACGACCTGATGGAGCTGAACGGGCTTCTGTACCTGCGTTCGGTCGGTTACGACAACTGGAACGCCACGCAATTTGTGATCAACGCCACGGAGAAGGGACTGCCGATGCAGCCCATAAGCCAGAGCATCGGCAACTTCAACCGCCCGACGAAGGAGCTCGAGCGGCTGATCCTCTCCGACAAGGCGCGTTTCGACAACAACGTCATCACGCGGCACGGTTTCCGCAACGTGGTGCTGAGCCGCGACCACAACGGCAACGTGAAGCCGTCGAAACAGTTTGCCGAGAAAAAAATCGACGGCGTGATCGCCTCCATAATGGCTCTGGGGGCGTATTTGATGTCGCCGAGATACGGAACGCTCTATTGACGGCGGATTTTGTCTGACATTTTCGTGCTTGTCTTGTAAAAGACAGTCGTGAAACTCTTCGGATACGAGATACAGCTGCGCAAGGCCTCGAAAAAGGAGCTTTCGGGGGTGACGGCATGGAACAGCGGCAACGCCGTTTCGATGCTTTACAGCCGCAGCAAACCGATGCTCCTGTCGGCCGTATATCGCTGCGTGGATCTTATCTCGAGCAGCGTTGCGGTCCTCCCCCTCCGTACATACAGGCTCGATGCCGGCGGCTTCAAGACCCGCTACACGTCACATCCGGCCTACAACCTGCTCAACCTCGAACCCAACGGGGACATGACGCGTTTCACGTTCTTCAAGACGCTCATGGCCTCGGTGCTGCTCAACGGCAACGGCTATGCCTACATCGAGCGTGATGCCGATCTGAAGCCGTTGCAGCTTGTCTACCTGCCGCCCGAGACGGTGTCGGTAGTGTGGATACAGGATGCGCACGGCATCCGCCGCAAGCGTTACCGCATTACGGGCGTGCGGGATCTTGTCGAGCCGCGCGAGGTGATCCATGTGCTCAACTTCAGCTATGACGGCATTGTCGGGGTGTCGACCCTTACGCACGCGCGCCAGACGCTGGGCATCGCAACCTCGAGCGAGGAGCAGGCCGCCTCGTTCCTGAACAGCCGCGCCAGCAGTACGGGCGTGTTGACGGTCGAGGGGCCGCGTATGTCGAAGGAGCAGAAGGACGAGATATACGCCGCGTGGGACAGACGCACGTCGGCGGCCGCGGCGACGGACGGAGGCAGCCGTATCGTCATACTCGAGGGCAATATGAAGTATCAGCCCATCTCCATCTCGCCGAAGGATTCGCAGCTGCTCGAGTCGCGGCAGTTCAACGTCGTGGATATATGCCGCTTCTTTTCCGTATCGCCGGTCAAGGCGTTCGACCTGACCAAGTCGAGCTACCGCACCGTCGAGGCTACACAACTCGACTACCTGAACGATACGGCGCTGTCGGTCATAACCAAGATCGAGCAGGAGATCAACCGCAAGGTGTTCCTGCCGTCGGAGCAGAACGAGGTGGTGGCCGAGTTCGACACCTCGGTGTTGCTGCGCACCGACAAGGCGGCGCAGTCGGAGTATTGGCAGAAGATGTTCTACATGGGGGCGGCCACGCCCAACGAGATACGCCGCGAGGTGAACCTGCCGCGCCTGAAGGATGGCGACACGGCATTCGTGCAGGTGAACGTGCAGCCCATCGAGAAGGCGGTGAATCCGCCGTCGTTATCAACCACGCAATCACAGGAATAAGATATGACTATGGAAAAGGAGAAGGAGATAAGGAATGTTGCCAGCGAGGTGCGCTTTGCCGAGGAGGAGGGCATCGTCGAGGGTTATGCCATGCTGTTCGACGTGCAGTCGGACGGCCTGCCGTTCTACGAGACCATCGAACGGGGTGCGCTGGACGGCGTTGTGGAGCGCAGCGATGTGTTTGCACTTCTGAACCACTCGCTCGACCGAGGTGTGCTGGCCCGCTCGAACCGCGGACGGGGCAGCCTGTCGCTGGAGGTGGACGAGCGCGGTCTGAAGTATCGCTTCACGATCCCCGACACGGCCGTCGGCAAGGAGCTGGCCGAGAACCTGCGGCGCGGCGAGATCGACAGCTCGTCGTTCGGCTTCACGGTCGACGAGGACAAGTGGGAGAAACGCGACGACGGTATATGGTCGCGCCGCATAATCAGGATCGCCGAGCTGTTCGACGTCTCGCCCGTATATCGTGCGGCCTACTCGGCCACGTCGGTGTCGCTGCGCGGCAGGGAGCGTGCCGAGGCCGAACTTCGGGAGCGGGAGCAGCGTGCCGTGGCGGAATATATCGACAGAATCGAACAATCACTTAATATCTAAAGATATGGCAAAGGAAAAGAGTATTACCGAGTTGAGGGACGAGAAGCGACAGCTCGCCACCTCTGTAAAGAACATCATCGCCGAGGCCCGTGCCGCCAACGACGGCCGCGGCCGACAGTTCACCGCCAAGGAAGAGGAGGAGATCGGCAAGGCCCAGTGCCGTATGGCGGAGATCAACCTCGAGATCGCCGAACACGAAGCGGAGAACCGCGGCAAGGGGCGACTCCATGCCGAGGCGGGCGGCCGTTTCTCGCTGCGCCGCGCCATCAAGAACATGTGCGACGGCGTGGGCCAGACCGACGTTGAGGCGCAGGTCATAGAGGAGGCGCGCACGGCACATGATACGTCGGGCGTACAGGCATCTGACCGTCGCGGCATAGTTATTCCCGTAGCTATGGAGAGCCGCACGGCATTTACCGCGGGCACGGAGTCGGCCACTGGTGTGCTGATCGATCAGGATCAGCAGGAGATGCTGTTGCCGTTGCAGGCGTCACTCGTGCTGGCACGTGCGGGGGCCCGCTTCATGACCGGTTTGCGCGGTGACATCTATTGGCCGAAGTTTACCGGAGCCAATGTGATGTGGGAGGCCGAGAATGCCGATGCGAAGGATGGTGCGGGAACATTCTCAAAGGGGGATGTATTCAAGCCTCTGCGCCTGACGGCTTATGTGGACATCTCGAAGCAGCTGCTTGCGCAGGAAAACACCTCGGTTGAGGCGTATATCCGTCAGGCTATCGCTGCAGCCATCTCCCAAAAGATTGAAGCAACGGCGTTAGGCAGCGGGTCGAGCGTAGCCAATACACCCGACGGCATCTTTGCGACACTTGATCCCAACATCAAGGGCGATATGACGTGGGCGCAGATCGTCGCCATGGAGACCGCGGCCGATACGCAGAATGCCCTGTTCGGCAACCTCGCATACATCATGCACCCCGCATTGGTCGGCAAGGCAAAGACCAAGGTCAAGGATGCGAGCGGTGCGGGAGGCTTTATCTTCACCGGCAACGGAGACGGTACGCTGAACGGTTATCGTGCATTGCGTACAAGCAACGTGGCCAAGACGATAGGCGACGGCTCTGACGAGTATGGTATCGTATTCGGTAACTGGAATGACTACTTTGTCGGCCAGTGGGGCGGCATCGAGTTGCTGGTGGATCCCTACACGCAGGCTCTGAAGGGTACGGTTCGCCTGATTGCAAACTCATATTGGAACGTGGGCTTCATCCGCAAGGAGTCGTTCTGTGTGGCATCAATGAAGTGACGCGTCATGGCCTATATCACTCTTGAAGAGGCGAAGCGGCACCTCAATATCGAGGCTGACTTTACCGACGACGACAGCTACATCACGACGCTCATAGATGCAGCCGAGGGTAAGGTCGCGGAGGATATTCTGCGTCCGCTGAAGGAACTGGAGGACGGGCAGGGAGCTATCCCTGCTCCCCTCCGGCAGGCCATACTGTTGCAGGTGGGCGACTTCTATGCCTCTCGAGAGGATACGGTCTACGGGGTTATCGTGCACAGTACGGGAGCTTACAAGGCATTGACAGGGCTTTACAGGCATTACGAATGAGAGCGGGTTTGTTGCGTGAGGTTGCGGTTTTCAAACAGCCGCAGAAGGTGGTTACCGATACGGGAGCCGTCCGCAAAGAGTATGTGACCGTATTACGTTGCCGGGCATACAAGAAGCGATTTTCTAACGTCACGGACAAGGACAAGGTGGATGCCAAAGAGGAGTTCTACGGTCATTTTGGGGTAATTCAGGTACGCTATAATCCTATAATCAGGGAGGAGCAGATAGTCGAGTTTCGCGGAGAGTTGTACAAGATAATACTTCTCGACCGCCAGCCCGACAATACCCTTCTGGTAAATCTCAACCGCATAAATGAGTAAACAGGCAGGTATAGGATTCGAGGTGCTGCACGGCACTACATATCTCGAGGGTTTGGGCCGCGTCCGTATCCTCGAGGGCGAGCTTCGCCGGAACGATGCTCTGCTGTCGGCCATGGCCGCGGCTGCAAACGTCGTGCGCCGTGCGGGTATATCGAACCTCCGCCGTCGTCTGAAGTGGTCGCGCGGGACTACGGGGTCGCTGCTCTTGCAGTCGAGGGTCTACCGCCGCAAGCGTCAGTTCGCCGTAGCGGCGGGTTTCCGCCGTCCGCAGGGTTCGCACGCCCATCTGGTCGACCTCGGCTCAGGCTCCCGATATACAAGGCGGGGGCAGTACCGCGGCAAGATGCCCGCCAATTTCTTCTGGTCGCAGGCCTCGGAGCAGAACGAGGATAAGGTGCAGACGGCGTTTCTGGATGCGGTGGAGAGGGCCATAACCCGAATATTGACGAAATAATGGGACGTGCAGACGAAAAATTCACCGCCGTGAGGGCGGTAGTGAAGATCCTCCGCGAGGCGGCTGGCGTAAGGGCCTTCGGCGTGGAGCGGAAGATATTTCCGCTGGTGGCGCCCGAGTGCACGGACGGGGATTTTCTGGTGTATCAACGCGACGGCTACGAACGTCAGGACACGAAGATGGGGATTGCCTTGCAGCAGTCGGTCATCTACGTCATAGCCGTCAGCATGGACTACGACCGCTCGTTGTCTCTGGCCGAGGCGGTCTATACGGCTCTCGAAGGGGACCACCCCGACGAGAATGTCCGCATACGGATGGAAGACTACTCGGAAGAGTATGTCGACAAGAAGTTTATACAGGTACTAAGATTCACAATTCAGTAAATATGGCATACAAGGCAAGTGTAGACCAGCTCACTGGCGATAAGGTGATGCTGTTCATTCATGAGGGCGAAGATGTCGGTGGCAAGGATGTGCCCATCGCATACGGAACCTCATGTTCGGTTGAGGTGTCGGCCGAGACCATCGACACCACAAGCAAGATGTCGGGCAACTGGAAGGAGTTCCTCACCGGTCAGCTCAGCTATACGATCAGCAGCGACTCTCTCACGTCGTTTGCCGAGGGACACTATTCGTTCGCCAAACTTCTGGATTTGATGGTGGCACGGGCTCCCGTCAAGTTCAAGTTGGGCAAATGGACCGAGTCTGGGGGAGACTACAGTCTCGAGAGCGCCATTGTCGAGGGTGAGGGTGTTATCACCCAGCTCACGATGACCGCAGGTCAGGGCAGCGAGATATGCACGTCGAGCTTCTCGATGACGGGCCTCGGCCAGCTCGCCAAAGGCGCGGCGGACGAGTAAACGGCAAAACGATCCGATAACGGGGGCGGCGGCTGTGGTCGCCGTCCCCTTTTTGTCAGAGGGGAGATATGAAATTCAGACCGAGACTTACGCTGCGTGCCATGACCCTGTGGGAACTGATGACGGGGCGCAGCTTCAGCGAAGCGGACTTTTCGGACGAGGAGGATGTACGGAGGGTGCAGTATTGCTCCTGCGTGGCATACGCCGACGAGCCGTTCACCTACCGCGAGTTTGTTACCATGCTTGCCTCACGCCGTGTGGCGGCCTCAGTGGCAAAGGCCATGGCCCGATACAACGACTTCGTGTCGCAATTCATCACGGCGCGCGACGCGCCCCGTACGGACTGCGACGCCGCACCGCATCCCCGCATGGGCCAGATCGCGGCGCGGCTGATCGCGCACGGCATGGATGCGCGCTTTGTGCTGGATGAGATGTCGGTTGCAGAGCTGCCGCTCTACGTCGAGGCTCTCGACGATGTTTTCAAACAGCAGGAGGAGTCGCACCGCCTCTGGACATTCTACTCGATAATGCCCCATGTGGATGCCCGTAAGCTGCGCACGCCGCAGCACCTGTGCCGCTTCCCATGGGAGCGGCGCGATGTGACGGCGGAGGAGCGGGCGCAGGCGAAAAAGGAGTTTCTGGACTTTATGAACGGTAAAATCAATTTGAACAATGGCAGGAAAAAATCTTAACTATGCGATAGTTCTGCGGCTCATCACCGAGGGGCTGCGCAAGGGCTCGGCTACGGTGGTGGCGGAGATGCGCAGGATGCAGATGGGGGTCATGTCGTTCGCGGCGGCGCTCGGGGCCGGTACGGTAGGCCTCTCGAATCTACTCTCCCGCATGGTCGATACGGCAAAGGAGACGGCGCGTGTCAACATCGCCCTGAAGAACGTCTCGGGCACGGCGGCGGCCTATGCCGACAACCAGAAGTTCCTCATGCGGCTGGCCAAGACCTACGGCGTGGAGATAAACGCCCTGACCGAGGGCTTCACGAAGTTCAAGGCGGCGGCCGACGTATCCAACATGTCGATGGAGGATCAGCGGCGGATCTTCGAGAGCGTATCGCGTGCGGCTGTGGCCTTCGGCATGAGCGCCGAGGATCAGAAGGGCGTGTTTCTGGCCCTGTCGCAGATGATGAGCAAGAACAAGGTGCAGGCCGAGGAGCTGCGCCTGCAGATGGCGGAGCGTATGCCCGTTGCCATACAGGCTATGGCCAAGGCGGCGGGTGTCACGGTGAGCGAGCTCGACAACCTGATGAAACAGGGCAAGGTCATGTCGTCGGAGGTGCTGCCGAAGTTTGCCGACGCGCTGAACGAGATGATACCCAACGTCGACACCGACAACCTCAACAAGTCGGTAACCGACTTCCGCAATGCCTTCACGCGCATGACATCCGAACTCAACGTCGGCGGCATGCTGAAGGGGGTGGTCGAGACGGGAACGCGGATAGTGTCGGCCTTCGCGGACAATGTGACTGCGGTCTTCACGGCCATAGTGATGTTCGCAAGCGGTATCGTCGGTAAGATTGCCACCAATATCTTCGGTGCATTCACCTCAACGGCGGACAATGCCATAGAAAAGGCGCAGGCGATACTCGACCGTGCCACGCGGGCCAAGGAGTCAACGGCTCGGGCACAGGAGCGGGTTGTGGCAGCCTCGGCTGCATTGGAAAAGGCAAAGGCCGAAGAGACTGCGCTGGCGGTGGACGCTACGGAGCAGCAGAAGCGCGCCGCGCGTGAAAAGACGGCCGTGGCGAACCGCCGACTGATAGAGGCCGCGGCTACGCTGGAGTCGCGCAAGGAGGCGCAGACGCGGGCCGAGGCGCAGGCTACGGCGGAGGTACAGCGCGTAGCGGCCATGAGTACCGCATCGAAATGGAAGCGGGCATGGATCGGGATGTCGGCGGCGGCCCGCACGGCATTCACGGCCATAAAGTCGGCGTTGATAAGTACCGGCATCGGAGCCCTTCTGGTCGGGATCTCGGTAGCCGTGGAGAAGATCATATCGGGCATATCGGAGAGTGTGCGCCGCGCGCGGGAGATACGCAACCTGCAGGCGGATTCGGCCAAGCGGGTAAATGACTTGCAGGATGAACAGATTGCGCAGATGCGCGAACTCGAGTATTACTCGGGCCTGCTGTCTCATAATGACAGGGATGTCCGTGCGGGGGCGTTGCGGAAGATCAACGAGCTGCTGGGTACGCAGTACGAATATGCCGACCTGTACAACAAGACGGGGAAGGAGAATACGACAATACAGGGCGAGATAAACGAGGCTGTCCGCAAGCGCATAGAGCTTATCAAACTCGAGGCGCAGGCGCAGAATATAGCCAACGAGCGGGCCCGCCTGCGCGAGAAACGGGAAAATGTCAAGGGCACGCCGCGATACAGGGAGGAGGTTGAAATATCCGTTCCGGTCGGTGCGTCCGGTCGAACTAACAAATGGGTGGCGGCCGATTCCCGATATATGGGCAAGAGGACGGGGCGTGTCCGTACTGCTCCCGCGAATCAGGCAGCCGCGGAGATGCAGGCTATTGCCGAGGCCGAGGCGAATGTGATAAGGCAGGAGGCGGATGTGGCCGAAGCGATGGCGCAGTTGATGGGCGGTGGTACCGGCGGCGGTTCCGTATCCGGCGGCGGGGGTAGTGGAGGATATGTCGATGACCTCGATATGGATGCCCTGCGCAAGAAGATTGCCGAGGTATTCCAAGAGGCTTTCGATTACATTATGAGCAATCCGCGTCCCGCGAAGAGGGGTTTGGATGTAGCGGTCGAGGATGAGGAGAACCTGCCCGAGCTGTGGACTATGATGCCGCGCGACCGCTCGCGCGACTGGAGAATGTCCGACACGGAGATCCTCGAGGCCGACCTGAAGGAGGCGCAGGACTACTACGATGCGCTGCGGAGCTATGCGGCGCAATTCTCCACCGACATGACCGACGAACTGAACGCCGCCTTGCAGAATGTTGATTCGCTCGAGGATGCGTTGAAGATTGCCGAGGCGAAGATCGCCGTCGAGGATCTGCAAAAGGAGTTGCGCAACGGACTCTACGGCGGTGTCAAGTCGGCCGTGGGCAATGTCGATTCCGTGGTTTCGGCATTCGAACGCGTGGGCGAAGTGATGAGCGACGCAGACGCCTCGGGCTGGGAGCGCATAATGGCCGTATGGGAGGCGATGACGAGCGTAACCGACGCGCTGTTCGAGACCATCGAGATGATCGAGCGCCTCGCTTCGGTCAAGGAGATGCTTGCCAAGGCGCAGGATGCACAATCGAAGGCCGAGATAGACGCCGCGGCCATACGGCAGGCCACGATGATGCAAAATATGGCTGTCGATGCCGCCGAGACCCAAGCGACGGTAGCGAACGCCGCGACTACGGTAGCCGCGAAACAGGGAGAGGCCGCAGCCTCGGCCGCTGCCGGCACGGCGAAGCTGGGGCCGTTGGGGTGGCTCGGCATAGGTGCCGCCATCGCGTCGGTTCTGGCCGCCTTCGCCGCCATACCCAAATTCGCCAACGGCGGTATCGTCGGAGGCAACAGCCCCACGGGGGATAAGATTCTGGCTCGCCTCAACTCAAAGGAGATGGTACTTAACACCACCCAGCAAGATACGCTTTACGGGCTGCTCAACAGCCGCGGCAATGTTCAGGTGTCTGGCGAGTTCCGCATCCGCGGCCGCGACCTTATGGCCGCCATCGACAAGAACAACAAATTCAGAGAACGAACCAAATGAAACACTTGAGATATTATGCCGATTGGCTGAGCCGCGACAATGTCGCCTACCGCATCGAGATATGGCAGGGGG